CGAAAAATGTTGCATGAAACACTTTTTAGGTAAGAGTTAAAACTCCCTGTAAACAGGACTTAGCAGAGTTTTATATCTGAAAAAGCCCTATTTTGTAGGGGTGGGAAACTTTAGTTATTTATATTGCAAAGATACAACAAATTTCTGAAAAGAAAATATTTTGTAGCATTATTTCTTTCTTCCCCTGTTTGTTTGCTTCGTGCGAAGAACCCCAAGCCTTATTGTTGCAGTCTTCGTTGTGTACTTCCCGTTCTTAGAAAGCACATTCCACAATGATGTATGAGCTATGCCAACAACATCAACAGGCAGAGTGTCGTATATTGCTAATATGCTGCCAAAATACCAATGGTGCTTATTGTTGTACGGCTCATTCAGTTCAACGTGAATAACTTTTCTTTGTGGTGTCATATCATTTCTGTTTATGGGTGCAAAGATACTCAATTTGAACTAAAAAGCGATACGAAAAGGTTTGCCCTTTAATGTAGGGCGTTTTTCAAGAACGAACTTCACAAGTTCTTCACTGTCTATTGGGAACAGTGGGCAATACTTGTAGAACAACGTGCAGATAAAACGCCCATTGAGCATTACATCAAATGTTAGTGTCTTCATCTTTACTAAGTTTACGCATACCATTTGGGTACTTTCTTGTATTCATTTACAACCTGTTTGAAATCGTCACCAAGCTCTTTAAGTATGACTTCTTCCAAAACCTTGTCTGCGTCAGCATGAGCACTTTCTATATCGTCCATACTCTGACATTCTTTCAAACGCTGTATATAATTCTCAATGTTAATTTTGTTTGCCATAACGATTTATAATATTATTTAATTTTGATTGTACCAAAAACAGTTTTTGCAATATCCGTGATTCATCATTTGCCCCCTTTCGGTAGTATGTCGGCAAGATAGCACCACTTGCTGATATGAAAGCTACTTATGACCTTATTCCACGGTATGAAATCGTACAGGGCTGTCATGGTTACTTTCGCATCAACAATTTCATCTTCATCTATTACTATGTAAAGGATTTGTTTTCTCCTTTCAGTAAGTTTGGATTATCGTATATGTTGCCTATTACTTCAATCGGTACGAATGGGGTAAGGTTTGCAAGTCCTGTCTTTGTCTGGATGCAACGTGCCAAGAAAGCCGTGTGTTTCTCGCTCCACTCAATGACATAGGTGTACTTCTTGTTTCCGTCCAAGCGTACCACATCGCCCTCGAATACTTCTGACTTGAATATGTCGTGCAGTCCTGTGGACTGACATATAAAGCGCACTTCAATAGCTTTTGCTTCATACACACCATTACCCATAAATTTAGGGGTTGGGTCGGCAAATATGAATGTGTTGCCACATACAGCGAAACAACCGCCACCATATACCCAATTTGTAGGGATATTGCCCTTTCCTGTGGCTTTGCCACGAAATCGAATACTTCTTTTTTGCATAGTTCTAACCTTTCAGTCTGTTTAAGAATGTTACATAATACTTGTGGTTGATGTACTCGTACTTAAATTCAAGCATATCATCGTCTGATGTATCGCCCATGTCGTTAATAACGAGTGTGGGGAAATCGTATGTCCCACTAAATCCGTGGTCGTGAAAATGTCCGTTCAAGCTACTTTGATGTTGAAATTCCGCATCACAGAAAAAGTAATCAAGGCTTGCTCTGATATGGTCGTTGAGCCATTCTTGGCTTGTCTGTGGGTCTGTGTTCACAAGCTCATAAAAGAGCTTTGCCTTTGCAGCCATTATCGCCTTGGCTCGCTTTATTTCTTCGTCAATCTGCCTTTCCAACAACTTGCTTGAGGCGAGTGCTGCGCTACTCCGTGTCTTGAAGTATTCACGCTGTGCGGTTCGCATTTGGCTTACCTTATGAAAGAATGTCTTTTTATCCATTATCATACTTTTTAAGTTCTTCAATTAGTACGTTAGCGTATCTGACAGCTTCCCTTGCGCTGCCCTCTAAACTCTGATACTCGAATTTTTTTCCTAAACAATCACTACGCTTTTCGTTGCCATCGTCCATATAGATAGCGCAAAGCATATCCTTTGCTATCTCGTATCTTCGTTGCTCCCAATCAATGCCGCTTTGTGAGCTTTCTATTATCTCCTCAAAATAATTGTATCTGTTAAGGTCGGTGTGGTGAAACTTACCTTTGCTGTCGTAGTAGTCTGTGTAAGTTCCATTCGCACCCCAAGAAACAACATTTACAACCTCGCCTGTATCTATTCTTTTGAATTTAGCCATATCATTACATTTGAATTGTTCCTATTTCCTTTGTGCCACGGTATAGTATTACGCTATACTTTGTTTCTTCACCAAGTGAATTGTCTTTCAGTGGCTCAATGTCGCTATCTGTAACAGGCTTGCCATTGCGTAGTATCTGGCTCCATAGACTATGCTTTAACAAGCCTGTTTTGTTTTCTTGTGATGGTAAGTTCGTGAAGAACTCTTGTACTGCTTCTTTCATCGCATCATACACCATGCCCTCTGTCAGTTTCACTGTTACTGTTATCTCCATAGCTTAATCTGTTAAGTGGTAGAAGTAATCAGCTTGCTCACCTTGCAAGTTTTCTAATGCGTAGTCGTTGGCTTTGTTCCAAAGCTCATTGTAAAGAGAGGCTTTTTCGTTTTCTTCTTCTGTGCCTTTCTCTACATAGTGGTGGAATATCTTGTGATTGAGCACAAGCACAAGCTCTGTGAGGTACTTGTAATTGTCTTTCCACGCATCAAAGGCACGGTTGAACGTGTCTTGAATGGCTTGCAAGCCGTATGTGTCGGCAATGGAGAAATCTTGCCAAAATGTAGTGAAAGGCTTGTAGCCCGTTTCTTCTTCAATGTCCCATTTGGGAATTTTGATTGCTAATGTTGCCATGTCAGTATGTTTTATCGTTGTTACCAAATTTCAATCGGTTTTGGGTATTCCCTTTTCTCTACGATTGCAGCCGCTTTCTTTAAGGCTCTGCCAAATGTCTTGTAGTACCCGAATACCCATTGCTCCCCATCGTGTCCGTTGGGGTTGTTTATATACACCATGTAGCCGCTTTCTTCCATTTGGTCTATACAAACAAACTCGTAGCGGTTTACATAGACCGTCCCCGAAAAATCGTTGTAGTCTATATCCTCGCTTTGGTGTGTCGTTACACCTTGCATCCCCTTGAAGTACTTGGAGAACTCCAAGCACTTAGGCGTGTAGTTAGATGTTCCTGTTTTCATAATCGTATGTTTTAAAATTTAGGGAATGTGAATTCTATAACTTTGTAACTTAAAAGGGCGCAAGATTTTTCTCTGAGGTACATAGCTCTTTCGTGTGCTTCCTCTGGGTTGTTAAACTCCGCAACAATATAAGTTGAAAATGCCCCGTTAAAATGCTTCCTTATTTTTATTACTAAATACTTTGTCATAATTGTATATTTTTAATTGTTAGTGATGTTTGTTTATTTATTTCTTGCCCATTCCTCAAATGCGTTGTAGTAGCCTGTTCTGATGAACAGCATATCACCACTACCATCGCCCCACCAATCATTACAGTGTGAAATATATCTACCTATCTGATTGTGGTTTGTTGGGCATAGTTTCTTATACATAGAGCGGAACATTGAAGATACTTTTCTTCCGCTGAAATGTCCAGCTCTCTTTGCATCATTGGTGCAGTAGCCATACATTGCAACAGTTTCTACACATCCCCTATCGTTAAGAAACTCCCAATCGCTATCACCCCATGAACCGTAGTTAATGGTATCTTTGAGTAATTGCTGTTCGTCTGCTGTAAGAGCCGATACTATCTCTTGTACTTGATTTATTGTTATTTCCATAATTCTATATTGTTTTGTTTGCCCCGTTGGTTAGGCGGGGCGTTACCTTTATGCTATTTCCAGATAATTCAACCCGAATGTGTCCGAGCACTCAACGAATTTCCCGAAACGGTCTTTTGTGCAAGCAATACCCTTAATCCATTGCATGACTTGGTAAGAGCCGCATTTCAACACCTTTGCAATTTCCCAACAGGTTTTATCAAGTTTCCTGTATAGCTCATTCTCTTTCTGTGCCTTTGCACCAAAGTAAACAAGCAACGCTCTGATTGCGTTTCTCTTTGACTTTGAGTAAGAGCCGTAAAGAAGTGTCATTTGTATGTCTTCACATAAATCTGTGCGCTCCTTGTTGATAGCTTCTGCTATGTCGTTGAGATAGTCGCTTTCGGCTTCGTTGAGGTCAAACTGCTTAACCATCGCCTTTATGTCCTTTGCGTATATTGCTTTCATAAACTTATTTTTTATTCGGTCTATTATCTGTGTTTCTTGAACACATTGCAAAAGTAGTGTGTTTTATTGAATACGCCAAATATTTTTGGGAAAATTTGCCGAAAAAATTTACTTGGTGAATGTTTTAACCGCTAAAACCCCGAATTTACCAAGTAAAATTTATCTGTGTTGCATGAACACATTATTAAATAAAATGCGTATCTTTGCAAACATAGAATATAAACAACTCCTAATTAGGGGTATAAATCAGTTAAAATATGAACAAAGAACTTTTTGCAAAGGTAAAAGACAAGTGCAAAGACACGGGTCTTTCGGAGAAGTATCTGACAGCGATAACCGAGGCTATGGGTGGCAGCGTGGCAGATGATTCTACCGACAATGACGCAATCGAAAGCACCGCAAACCTCATTCTCTCTGTGGCAACAGCAAGCCAGAGCGAGGCTACAAGGTGGGCGAACAAGGCAAAGGGCAATCCGAAACCAAAGCCAAATGACGGTGAGGGCGGTGAGGGTGAAAAGCCCAACCAAAACAACAAGGATGGCAATGGTGGCGATAAAGGCAGTTCAGAAGAAAGCGAGGCTATCAAGAAACTGCAAGAAGAGGTTGCAGCACTGAAAGCGGAAAAGAGCCACAGCGAACGCACGGCTACAATCAATGCCGCTTTTGAAAAGCACCAAATCCCCGCTTTTCTTCGTGACAGGTTCGCTAAGTCCATTTCTGATGATGAAGATGTGGAGGCAGCGGTGTCGGCTCTCAAACAGGACTGTATTACCAACGGTCTTATGTCTAACCAAGCAGATGGTGCCAAGGCAGCAAGCGAAAAACAGGTTGATGAAGCCGCTGACGCTTTGCTGGAGTCTATAACCGTAAAATAAAACAAACAGATGAAACGCAAGACAGCTTCATTTACGGGTATGCGCCCTATCTTTACAGGTAGCCCGTCTATCGTACAGGGTGGCTTCAATCTTGATGTGGAGGGTCAGAAGTTCCGTGTGGGTGATGTAGTCCCCGCTGGAACACTCGCCATTTTCAACGAAACCACAAGAAAGGTGCAAGTAATCAAGACTGCAAAAGTCGTTGAGGTGGACAACGAGAACAACAAGAAAGTAACGCTCTACGTTGATGAGTTTTACGCTCCTTGTTTCGCTGTTGGTGATAGTGTGTTAAAGGTCGGTGCTGTTACAGGCACGTTTGCCTCCGCTCCTACTATCACTGCCATTGACAACGGCAACTGCCTTAACAACACGGGTAACGTGTATGTCGTAACGCTTAGTGCTGCCATTACAGGACTGAAAGCTGGCGATGTGCTTACAGAGGTAGTCAAGGACAGCTCTAACAATTCCGCAGAACGTGGCAAGGCTAACTCTGTGTTGTTCCGTGAGTACGAGGTTAGCGAGTTTGAAACAGGCGTTGATGTGTCGGCAGACACAATGCAATACGCATTGTATGAAAGGCGTGTGCCGCCTATTCCGTCTTCACAGAAAGACAGCACGGGAATGTTCCTGTCTGCCAATCCGCACGTTAAGCTCACGCAGTCGTACTAATCATAAAATAACTAAATTATAAAGTACAATGAAATCCATTTTCACAACATTCAAAGGACTGCATAAGAATGGTGCGCCTTTGGACTTATTGGCAACATGGAGAAAGACTTTCGACAAAGCCTCTGAAAAGGAAGCTACAATCTTTCAGAAGATGTACTCTGATAGTTGGTTTACCTACAACACGCCTCAGATGTCACTGACAGCCGAGGCTATCGTTGGCAAATACAACCTCCGTTTCATGGCTACTCTGTTGGCTGATGAGTCACCTTCTCCATTGCGTAGAACTGACGGCTTTGATGTCTGGACTAAGGAAATTCCCCGTGTCGGACACAAGTTTGTGATGTTTGCCCGTGACTACCGCAAGTTACAGGAAGTTTACGAGAACCCACGCCTCAAGGAGGCTGACAAGGTTAAGCAGATTGAAAAGACCCTTACCCATGACATTCAAGACGCATATCTTGGCTGTAAGGACGTAATGGACTTTATCTGCCTTATGGCTTTCTCAAATTGGGGTATCGCACAGTTCAAGCCCGAAATCAATAACCCTGGTGGTCGCTCTTATGAGATTGATTACAAGATGGAAGAGCAGAACAAGATTGTCAGTGTATGCAATTGGACAACTGCAAACACCAAGGCTGGTAAGCTCGTTCCTATTCTGTGGCTATCTGCCCTTTGCTCTGATTTGCGTGACCGTGGTATTGAGCCTGGTGAAATTCTCATGTCGCAAGAGCTTTATACATGGCTACGCATGGACTCTACCACACGTTTGCTTGCTCATGGCACAGACAAACAGGCACAGGTCGTAACTGCTTCCGAACTTACCGCATTGCTCACAGAGAACGAAATCCCGTCTATCACGGTGATTAAGCGTAAGATGGGCGTTGATAAGGACGGAAAGCGCAACGCCATACAGCCGTGGAATCCTAACTTTATCGCTATCAAGCCGGCTGGTGTCATTGGTGAGATACAGCCCGCCATTGAAGACAGTGAGCTTATCGAGGAAGACAACGTGGACTACATCAATGCTGGCAATGGTATTCGCATTTCCAAGTGGCGCACGGGGGCATCTACGGGACAGACCGCTGGCGAGTACACAGAGGGCGCAGCCCGTCTGTTGCCACTCATTACAGAGATGGGACAGATTGTATGCGCACAGGTGCGTGGATTTGATGAGAAAGAGGTAAAAGCCGATGCAAACGGTGTTCCTTACTATATCACCAAGTCGGCATACGATGCAAACTCTACCCTTGTTTCACTCTAAACCTTTCGTGTATGGAACTGAAAGTTATCAAACCATTTCACGGCAAGGTGGAAGACAAGGTTATGGACAAAGGCGAATTGATACACTCTGCTGATGTGGAGCGTATCAACGCCCTTGTTAGCGGTGGCTTTTGCGCCATTGTTTCCCTGTCAGATGCGCCTAACGAGAATGACAACAATGCTAATGATGATAATGCACCCAAAGATGATGCAAACATCACAAAAGGCTCTGTTGTATTCAATGGCACTGCCTATCAGCTTGAAACGCTGAAAGAGGGTCTTGCACTTATCGGTGTAAGCCTTGCATCCAACGTGAAAGAACGTGGCGTTTCAAACGCTCTTGGCAAGCTGACAGAAGAACAGGCACAGAAACTTGCCGAATACCTTAACGAGAATGACAACAACGTAACAGAGTAACAGTATATGGAACTAACGAAAATCCAAGCACTGACCGCTGAAATTGAGCCGTATGTGCCAAGTAAGCTGTCTATGATGAAAACCTTATCCGATGTTGGAGTGAGCGACACAGAAACGCCCTACAACCCTACAACGGATAAAAGGATTGTCGCACAAGCAGCCGTAAAGGTATTGTCCCAAATGGTTGTTCTTAGTAGCGATAGCCTCGGAAAATCCTCACAAGGCTACAACGTGGATATGTTGCGCAAGCGTATCAAGGCTATTTGCAGTGAAAACGGTTTGGACTTGGAGAATTTCGATGAAGTACCAACAATTACTGACGGCTCTAATCTGTGGTAGGCTATGAGAACTAACGGAACTTTTGAATACAAGCCTGTTGGCAGCGTACAGACCGACCCAAAGACAGGCTTTGCCATTCCGAATGACAAAGCACCTTTCTTGCAAGGGTGTGAATGTCAGATAGACAAGTCTATTCCAGCCAAGCAAGTAGTAGGCACGGACGGACAGATATATGCCTACACCTATGATGTGTTTATTCCCAAATACTTTGATGGTGTGTTGGCTATTGGTTGTACGGTGCGTATTACAAGCGAAGATGGAGATATAGACGAGTTTGTCGTTTCGGGTGTTGATAACATGAACCGTAAATACATTGAGATATGGGGATAACTCCGATGTTTGGTGATGATGCGATAGGCGCACAAGTCCGATTGTTTCAAAAACGATTGGAAGAAGCCGCCATTTTCCTATTGAAATACTTAGGTGAAGAACTCACCAAGTACGCAAAGGATAAGCATAATTACACCGACAGAACAGGCAACCTAACCAACTCAATAGGCTACGCAGTGGTGCGCAATGGTGAAATCATTGACTTTGGTGGTGCAGTCCAACAGGGAGAGGGCGCAGACAATGCGCTGAAAGTGGCTATGAAAATGGCAGAAACGCTTTCAAACTCTTTCTCACTTATCATTGTCGCTGGAATGAACTATGCCGCTTATGTGGAGGCAAGAGGTTACAATGTCATTCTGCCCGCAGAACTCAAAGCAAAGACAGATTTTCCAAAGGCGATGCAAAAGCTCATGGATAAAGCGAAAAGAAAAGCAGATGAATTATTTGGCAATGTATTATGATAACGACAGAAGAAATAGCAATCAAGGTACGCCAAATGCTGATTGACGGCATGGAGGTGAATACCGACTATGCAGAAAATCCCGACTACCAACGAAAGGACTACTCCAAGGAGGGCATTGTCATAGTGCCAAGGTCTATTGATGGCGAGGGGTCTGTGCGTAATGGTAGTATCAATGTCAATATTCATGTGCCAGACATTCCGCAAGGCGTTGGGTGTGGCAAGGCTCTTTATCATATCAACTTTGCAAGGCTCATAGAGTTGCGCAAGGCTGCTATGGAGATACTGCAAAACCATTATGAGCATGGTTGCGGTTACAATTGGAATATTGGTTTAATCAATCCACCAATGAAAGAGCCAAACCACAATGAGCATTTTGTATCGTTCTCTTTGGATATTGTTGTTAGAGAAAAGAAGTCAAACAATTAAATTTAATAAGTTATGCCAATACTTTCGACTATGGGCTTGAAGAAAATCTATGTAGCCCCAGCAAGCGAAACAGCGGGAACAATGCCCGCCAATGGTAATGCTTGGCTTGATTTAGGTGATGTGTACCAAGACACTTGCACCTTGAAAGACGATGATGTGGAAACAACGGAACACAAGTCTGAAACATCAAACAAGGTCATTACCCTTATGGGTGATTATGTCACCACGGTTGAACTTACGCTTATGGACCCCGATATGGACATTATGGCTCGCTATTTCGGTGGTACAGTAACGGGAGTTAAGCCTAAGCGTAAATGGTTGCGTCCACGCAAGCCTGTTTACAAGGAGTGGGCAATATGGCTTCAGCCAGAGGAGGGCTTGTTTGTGGGCTGTCCTAACGCTTGCATCATTCCCTCTTTCGAGATTACCTATTCTTCAAAGGGTATTTGCCTTTTGCCGATGAAAATCAAGTTCCAAGACCAGCTAACGGTTGATGAAACTATAACAGACCCGACAAAGGCGGAATAACCTCGTAATAACAACTTACCAATTCAAGCCTCCTTTCCCTAAAATGGTTAGGGGGCTTGTTTACTTTACAACGATATGGAAGACAATCAAGAACAGAAAGAACTGACAAGAGAGCAGCGTTTGGACTTAGAGGAAAAGGCATTGCAAGCCCTGTTGCAGATGGGTTGCAAGTTCTCTGTGCCATTGAAGATTTACCCAGTAAAGCCGTCAAAATGGTACAATTTCCTTAAACGTACATTTCCAAAACGCACAAAGGTTTGGCACGACAAGCGTATTCCTAAAAGTTGGAATGTGTCGGTTGTGGAGATACCAGATGTTGAAACTGAACGCATGAAAGAAGTGTATATGCGCCATTTCAACATAAAGCCTTTGTATCTCGGAACAATAGACCGATTGCGCCAGATGTATATAGGCATTGAGTATGACGAAAAGACCATACAGGAACAGCCGATACAGGAAAGCAAGCGACTATTCAAGTATATAAAGCAGATGGCAGAGATTGCAGCCGTTGCGGTTCTCAACAATCCCTCCGTTGCCGACAAAGACAGCAAGGCGGTAAAAGAGCTAACCAAGTTCTTCATTGAACATCTTACAGTGGAGCGTTTGCGCAAGCTCGCAGCCGTTATTAGTCAGATGATGAACCCATCGGGTTTTATCAGCTCTATTCGATTGATACGGGAAGTAGGAACGACCAAACCGAAAACCGAACCCGAAGCGCAGCGGATAGAGTAACAGGACTTAATAGTCCTTGGGGTAGTCGTGGCGAACTCATGCGTAGTTATGGGTGGTCTTATGATTACTTGCTTTGGGGTATTTCGTGGCTCAATGTGCAACTGATGATTGCAGATGCACCACGTTCAAAGGACTTGCCTACTGATGAAGACGGCAATGTTATTGATGAAAGCAAGATTGAACGCCACGAACTAAAAACAAAAGAAGATATTAAGAACTATATCAAAGGAATTATCTAAATGGAAAATATAGGCGGTGGATTGGCTTTTAAGGCTACCCTTGACATAGACGATTTCAATGTGTCGGCACAGGCTATGGAACGACACATTAAGGACTTTTCCAATACGGCAGCACAGGAAGCCGCAGAGGTTGAGGAATCCTTTCAGCAAATGGCGCAGAGAGCGGGGCAATATATAACCTACTATCTTGTGGGACAGGGTATGAATAACCTTGTCAGTAGCATTGTGTCCGTTAGAGGTCAGTTCCAACAGTTAGAGATTGCCTTTGGTACGATGTTAGGCAGTGAGGAAAAAGCCACTGCCTTAATGCAGCAGATGGTTAATACGGCTGCAAAAACGCCTTTCGACCTCATGGGCGTAGCTGAGGGTGCAAAACAACTCTTGGCTTATGGAGTTAGTGCCGAAAAGGTGAATGATACGCTTGTGCGCCTTGGTAACATTGCAAGTGGTCTTTCCATTCCGCTTAATGATATAGTCTATCTGTATGGTACTACTATGGTACAGGGTCGTTTGTATGCCCAAGATGTAAGACAGTTCACGGGTAGAGGTATTCCACTTGTGAAAGAGCTTGCCGAAAAGTACCACACAACAGCCGAGGGCATTAACGAAATGGTTTCGGCTGGAAAGATTGGATTCCCAGATGTTGAGGAAGTCCTTAACAAAATGACTAATGCGGGCGGTCAATTCTATCAGCTCATGGAGAAACAAAGTTCTTCACTGACAGGACAGATTGCCAACTTGCAAGACGCATGGGATAGTGCGCTCAATAGTTTAGGCGAGAAGTCCGAGGGGGCTTTGTCGGCTGGAATACAAAGTGCAACATACCTTGTAGGACACATGGACGATGTGGTGCGCATACTCAAATCAGTTGCTATTGCCTATGGTTCTGTCAAAGCAGCCACCATTCTTGCAAGTGTAGCCACCAAGGGTTACACGGGAATTGCCGTACTTGACAATGCGGCACGGACTGCTAAACTTGCATTGATGAAAGCCGAAGCCATACTGACAGGCGAGGTGTCAAATCAAAAAAAGGCTATGGCAGCAGCCGAGAAAGCCAATTATGATGCACTTGTAACAACACTGACAGCCGAAGAACAGTCTGCGGTAGTCAAGCAAATGCGCATAGCAGCCATTCAGAGCCTTTTGACAGCACAACAGCAAGAATACCTTGCCAACCTCAATTTAACAGCTTCAAGCAGCGGATATGAGGCGGCAGCTATGGGCGTTATGACAGCAGAGCAACGCTTGGCTTTGTCAAAGCAAGACCTAACAGCAAAAAGCGCAACATACAGAGCCGCTATAATGCAAGAGGCACAGGCTAAAATGGCTAACCAGGCACAAACGATTGAAGCTATGCGCTCTGATGTAAAGGCGGCAGCTCGTAGTGTGGAAGCTGCAAAAGCCAAAGCCATTGCAGCTACACAAGCAACAGAAGCAGCAAGATACGAGGTGTATTGGGCGCAACAGTCTGGTGATGCAACCGCCATAGCAAACGCACAAAAGAAACTTGAGGCGGCAACAGATACCCAATCCGCAGCAAGAAAGGCGGCTCTTTCTGCACAGACTGACTTTTACACCAAGAAGAAGCAACTTGAAACATTAGCAACACAACAAGCAAGAACGGCATCTATTGCCGATACAGGCGCAAAGGCAGCACAGACGGCAGCGACAAATATTCTTTCCGTTGCGACAGGAAAGCTAATGGCTGGCTTAAAAGCTCTTTGGGCTACAATGGCTGCAAATCCATTCGGTGCAATTCTTTCCATTATTGGGCTTGTGTATAGTGCCTTTACAATGTTTAGCGATAGCACAGATGATGCAACAGATAGTATGAATAAGTTTGGTGACACGGGCGAAAAACAGCTTGCAAACTTGGAGGTGCTTCATTCCGTACTTATGAACACAACAAAGGGAACAGGTGCATATAAGAAAGCATTTGATGAACTGAATGAGAAGCTAAAAGAACACAACTTAGCGACACTTGACAATAACGCAAGCGTTAATGATATAACAGCGGCTTATAAGCGTCTTACTGATGCGATAAAAGCAAACAATGCTGAAACTGCCCGTGCAAATGCGCTTGACGATACCAAAGAAGGATATGCAAACTCCTTGGATAATTTGCGCAAGACCACGCTTGAAGAGTTAAAAGAGGCACATCATTATAATTGGAGTGACATATTAGGTATGGGCTGGAGTAGTGACAGTAAGGATATTCAAGAAATTGCCACACCTCTTGCCACGCAAATTAACCAAGTTATAGAAGATGCCTTGCCTAAGATGGTGAAACTTGATGATGCAAAAAAGGCAGAAGCTAAAGAACAACTTAGGCAGCAAATAACCGATATTCTGAAAGATGCGGGGGTTGATGAAGACCATGCTAAATTTATAACCAAGTACGATTGGCTTACGGACACATTCAAAGATGTATTTTCTGGTGATGGCGGTATAATAGACCAAGCAATAAAGGCAAGAGAAGCATTTGAAAGACAAACAGATGCGGCAAATAAAGCTGCTGATTCTTATAAGCGAATGGGCGATAATGCACAAGATACTGCACCAAAGGTTAATGTTGCAACACTTAGTCTTGATGAACTCCACGATATTGCAAGTAAGCTGGATGGAAAAGAAGTAACGATTGATTGCAAGACCTATGGCTTTGATAATGCGCTTTCCTTGTTGAAAGCCGTAAATGAAGAAATTGCCAAGCATCAAAATGACCTCAATACAGAAAGTGGTATTAGTGCAGAAATTCAAAAGCTAAAACAGCTTAGGGGTGAGGCACAACTTGGCAGCAAGGCTTGGAAAGATTACAACAATCAGATAACAAAGTTACAGACACGCTTAGACAATGCTACGGGTAAAGGCAAGAAAAGAAGTGGTGTCGGTGGTCGTAGTCACAGCGGTGCAAATGACGCACAACGTAATGCAGAAAGTCTGAAACAAAAGCAACTTGAAGCGGAAAAGCGACTTGAAGAGGCGAGAATTGCAGTCATGGAGGAAGGCTACGAGAAACGCAAGGCACAACTCGAATTACAACACAAGCAATCTCTCCAACAGATAGACAAAGAAGAAAAGGAACTCGCAGAAGCTCGTAAGAAAGCTGGCAAAGGCGGTCTTACTGTTAGTGAAAAGGCGAATTTCCAAGAAAGGCGCAATCTTGAAAATACAAGTTACACCCAATCACAGAACAAGCTGTTTGAGGGTGAACTTGATTACAAGAAAAAGCAGTATCAGCTATATTTCCGTTGGGTGCAGAATATGGGCAAGGAGGTAGCCGACAAGCAATTTGAAAAGTTGCTGACTGATGGTAATTCATACAAGCAATATGTTGAAAATGAAATTGCAAAACTTGAAGAAAAGCGGAATGGTGGCACTAAGCTAACAGAGGGTGAGGGTAATTACCTTATCTCGCTAACAACCCAACGTGACGAGTTGAACGGTGAAAAAACAGCACTTGAAAAGTTCAAGCAGCAAGTTAGTGACTCTATCGGTCAGTGCCAAACCCTTGCAGAAAAGATTGAAGCCGTAGCAAAAGCCAAAGCCAAGCTGGAGAATGGAGAAAGTGGTATTGTCAGCACAGACGAAAGAGCCGAGGCAAGCCTTGTCCTGTCACAACAGGATGCAGACTTGCAAAAGGAACTGCAAAAGACCGTGCTTGATGATTACCGCACCTTTGAGGAACAAAGGCAGTCTATCACCACACAGTACGCTTTACTTCGCACCCAAGCCGAGAAAATGGGCGATGCGGAGCGTCTGGCACAAATCAACAAAGCGGAACAAGAGGCATTGTCGGCTCTCAATATGTCATTCTTACAACAGTCTGAAAGTTGGAAAAACCTCTTTACAGACATTGACACGCTTACTGTCGCTCAAATACAAAAGCTGATAAGTGATATACAGAAACAACTCAATGCTGGCAACCTCAAACTAAGCCCTGTTGATTACAAGGCTGTCATTGATAGTCTGAACCAAGCTAAGAACCGTATTCAAGAACTTAACCCGTTCAAGGCACTTGGCACGTTCTTCAATGATTATCTGGCAGCTAAGAAGAAACTAAGGAAAGCCGAGGCAGACCTTGCAAGCGGTAAGGGAACGCAAAAGAGTGTTGATGAAGCCAAGAAAGATGTCAAGTCGGCAGCACAAGGCATTACCAACTCCATTCAGAAAGTAACGAGCATAAGCACGGATTGCGCCTCGTCATTGCAATCAATGTTTGATGCGTTAGGAATGGATGGTGTGGCTGATGGCTTGGGTACTGCAATAGACCTCATGGGGCAGTTGGGCAATGCTGCTGCTTCTGTCGGCAAGTTTATGAGCGGTGACATATTGGGCGGTATAACAGGCATGGTTTCCTCTGTTACTTCTGTGGTTGGCATATTCGCTAAGTTGCACGATAAAAAGTACGAAAAGCGAATACAGAACCTACAAAAGCAGATAGACAACTTGCAAACAGCCTACTCACGTTTGGAGCGAGCTTTCAACAATACCTATTGGGTATTCAATGATGAGGAACGCCAAGGCTACGAAAAGAACATACAGGCTATTAAAGACCAAATCGCAGCATTGGAAAAACAACGTGAGGTTGCCAAGAAAGCGTGGGACTTCGCACAGTATGCCAAACTGACTACACAGATAAAGCAGCTCAATGCGCAACTTAACAAGGCTAAGGAGGGTGGCGATATGCTTACTCTGTGGCAATCGCAAAAGGAATCATTGCGAGAGCAACAGGAACTTATGCGCCAACAGATACAGGCAGAAAAGAGCAAAAAGAAAACCGACAACAACAAAATCAAAGAATGGGAAAATCAGATTGAGGAAATACATCAGCAAATCGAGGATTTAGACCAACAGATGATGGAAACATTCGCTGGAACTGATGTAAAGAGTGCCATTGATGAGTTTGCGGATGCAATTGTTGATGCTTATTGCTCTGGTGAGGATGCGGCAAAGGCTTTGGGAGAAACGACAAAGAAAGTGCTTAAAAACGCTGTTGTAGAAGCCCTCAAGCGGAATTTTCTTGCTAAAGGTATCAATGATGCGGTTGAGTATCTTGGAAAAGCTATGGAAGACGGTGTGCTGTCAGATGAAGAAAAGAAAGAGTTTGAACGCCAAGCGAACGCAGCGGGTGAAAAGTTCAAAGCTGGATTGGAAGCCGTGGGCGATTGGATTAAAGATGTTGATGAAACAGCGAGCGACCCACTTTCGGGAGCCGTTACCTCAATGAGTGAAGAAACGGGCGGTGTGATTGCTGGTAGGCTCAACGCTTTCATCATTAACCAAGGCGAACAAACGAGCGTAATGCGTGAACAGTTGTTACAACAGTCGGAGATAGCGAGAAACACCGCTTTGTCGGCTGAACGGCTGCAAAACATTGAAAACACGCTTAGGCGCATTGAAACAAAGGACAACTCATTACTATCACAAGGTATATCGTAATTATGGAACTTGTAGAACAACTGAAAAAGGATGGCACAGACAAAGGGCTGTGCCGCCTTTGGCAAATGAAATTGCGTAAAGGCTTGGGTACGGAGGCATTGGTCGCACTCTATATCAAGGGCATTGACTTCTGTATATCCGAAGACTTCCCAACGCTTGACTTTCTAAGGACGCATTTTAAGGGCGTATGCGAGCCTTTCGGTGTCTTCATTGATGAAGATATGCCAACACTCGCAAACAAGGCAGATTTGGTGCTTAATGGAGCTTGTAGGGGTATGCTGGAGTATGACGGTTATAGCGTGTCACGCATATACATACGACACACCTCTGAAATAGCCGTTAATGTGTCAGACCATGCTGTTGTCACTATTGATATTTTCGACTGTGCAAGGTTGCATTTGTCTGTCGGTGGCAATGATGCAAGCGTTATCCTCAATGTATATGGCACGAATACCGATATTGACTTTGTGGACGGTGACAAGCCAAGCAATGTGATTGTGAACTTTAACAATAAAACTACATACTGATATGGTAGATAAGAACTTGAAACTTTACTTGCCATTTGATGACCCCGATGGCAATAAGGCTTATGATTTTTCAACAAGCCGTGCTGATGCAATCCTTTCAGATGGAGCGACATTTACGAGAAATTCCAAGAAGGGCAAGGCTCTTTCTCTGAATGGTGGTGAGTGTCTGACCGCACAAACCATACCGTTTAGCGGAAATTTCACTCTGTCTGCCTATGTAATGACAACACAAAGCCGTATTGGTTGGGTGGTGAATTTACTTGGTGTAGAAAACTATCGTGAACAATGGATTGATGTTGTACCGAAGCAATGGTACTTTATCGCATTTGTTCGTAATAGCGACACATTGAGCGTATATCTGGACGGAGAACGTGTAAGCATTGTTTCTCTTGGTGGTGGCAATCCGCAAGGTTTGAGCCTATGCACTGATGAGCTGCTGACAACGACTGCAACCATTGATGAGGTAAAGGTGTATGATGTGGCTCTGACAGAAGCCGACATTATGAAAGCCCAAGCCAACAACGATGTGGAATACTACATTGATGGCGTGAACTTCAAAGATTATGGTGTGTCCGTTTCAAAGTCGGACGGAATTATTGGCAGACTTGCCCAGAAAGAAGCTCTCCAAGTTGATTATGACAACTACCACGGCATTGTCCGTGACAGGAAAAGAAAACGGTACAAGGAGCGCACTATCACGCTTGACTGTTTCCTTGAGGCAAGTGGTCGCAGTGCTTTCGTTGAGTGGTGCAGCCGATTTATGGCTCTGTTCGATGGCGATGGAACACACCGCCTTACTATCGAATATGACGGCAAGGCAAAGCCTCTCGTCTATGAGGTAGGCTTGTATGATGATACGGACATTACAAAGACATGGGGAACTTATAACACAGACCTCATGGTCGGCACATTCAAGCTGAAGCTAATAGAAGACGAACCCGTAAAGCGTGTGTTGCGCCACATATCAGCTAACGACAACTCAAAGGCAAGCATAAAGGTTACTTCATCTAAGTTGCTCAATATTTATTGGGGAGATGGAACGCACACATATAATGTGGCTGGCAATGACACGGTTGTAGAACACACATACGCACTTGCTGGCGAATACGACATTATCATTGCTGGCGTGATTGAAGACATTGAAAAGTTTGAAACTAACGACATTGTTATATGGGAATTACTCAAATAATCAAGCGTAATGGCGAAACAATACAGCTCAACACAAACGAGCCGTTTTGTTTCGTCAAAGAGGCTACACTTACAAGCTCTCTAATGGGTGATGATTACATTTCCCTTAAAATTGTATCGTCTGAATGGCTTTCGTTTTCCAAGGGCGATAAGATTGTTGTAGGCGGCAACGAGTATAGTATAAGAGCCAAAACGACCCGTGAAATTGTGTCGGAGGGTTACTATAACTACGAGCCTGTCTTCTATGGTGTCATGTACGACCTTATGAAGACAATATATCGCAATTGCGACAAGTACGGCAAAAGCGACAAAAGCACTTTCGACTTGACATATACAATCAAGGAATTTGTACAAGTCCTAATCTACAACTTGGAGAGGGATTACCCTGGTGTATGGAAATTTGATGAGGACAACTGCCCAGAAACGGAAGCTAAGACAATTCAGTTTTCGGGGGTGAACTGTTTACAGGCATTGCAAACCCTTTGTAATAGCGAGCAGTTTAACTTGGAGTTTCAGATAACCCAAGACAACGGTATTCGTACAATACATATTGGGAAATTCGGCAAGCGTATCAATCCACCGAGCGGAGCAGATTTCTTTGAGTGGGGCAAGGGTAATGGTTTGTATAACCTCAAAGAGCAGAAGATAGACGATAAGGCTATTATCACTCGCCTTTGGGTAGAGGGTGGTACAACCAATATTCGTAGCGATTACAGAGGTTATGCAGAAAGGCTGCAACTTCCGATGCAAAGAATGAACCAATACGACCACACCCTCGCTGATGGTACGGTCGTAAAGGCTAATACTGAAATGATAGGTATTTCAGATGAAAGCAAACGCTACATTGAAAACGCTGAATTGCGTGATAAGATTGGCAGTGAGGAAGATGTGAAAACCTATGACAACATCTACCCGAAGCGCACAGGCAAGGTTACGGCAGTCGTAGCAGATGATATTTGTGCTTTCGTTGATGATACAATGGACTTTGACCTTAACAAGAAAGATGATAAGGGGACGGTGTATCTTGTGGACGGAACGAATGCAAAGATAACTTTCACATCTGGTCGTTTGGCTGGACAGCAGTTTGAGCTTGAGGCGAAAGGTGGCTACAACCACGAAACAAAGAAATTCCGCATCATACCGTTCACGGATAATCGAGGTTTGACCATTCCCTCCGTAGAAACACAAGACGCTTACAAGATTGAGGTCGGCAACACCTACAAGATAACCGACATATATCTACCCGAAAGTTATGAGCAAAAGGCAGAAGAAAACCTGTGGTATGCTGCAATGGAAGATTTCAAGACAGCGACACAGGCAAAGGCTCAATACACGCTGACATTGGATAGGCTTTACTTTCTCCAAGAACTTAATCGTGATACAGACACAAGCGTGTTTGAGGCGGGAGATTATGTACCTGTCAAAGATACACGGTTTGGCATTGAGAAACAAATGCGCATACAGAAAGTGACACGCAACCTTTTGTTGGAACAGGACTACCAAATCACTTTGGCAGACACAACAACCGTGTCTATACAGACGCAAACCGTGCTTACTGTCATAGAACATGAAAACATCATCAACAACAACCGCCTCCGTGACTTGAACAAAGCAAGGCGAGGATGGAGAACCACAGAGGATTTGCGTAACATGGTATATGACACGGACGGCTATTTTAACACGGAAAACATCAAGCCAAACTCCATTGACACAAATATGCTGACCGTTGGGGCAAAGAGCCAACAGTTTGTTTTGTCTGGGTGTGTGCTGCAAGCCAACTTTGGGGGCAATCCGAATATGTTTGTCGCTACGGCTGGCATACTCTCACACCTTACCATTGACAACGACAAAATAAGGAGCTGGCAGATGAGCGGAGCCTCCTTTGAACTGCAAAACACAGGAGGGTATTATCTGTTTGCCAAGTGCTCCAAGTCTGGAGAAAATGGCGTGTGGTATCTGACGCAAGAGCAATTGAAGTTCGAGCCTACGAGCGACCCAAACAATTACTATTTCCAAGTTGGCATTATATCAAGTCTGTATTCCGATGATAATTTCAGAGATTTTCAAACCACATACGGTTTCACTCGCATCAATGGCAATACCATCACAACGGGACGCATCATAACAAGTGATGGTGAGTGTTACTTGGATTTGGACGGCAACAAGTTTCGCATTGGTGACAGCACAAGTTCTATTGATTGGAATGTGTCAGCAAAGAGCCGTCTAACCCTCAAAAACGTATCAGTTGCAAGTGGCAGTGGTGATGTCGTTCCGCTTGGTGTGTACCGTGGCGTATGGAATAAGGATTACATATACTACTATGGTGATGAGGTTTCTTATACGGACAATAGCGGTGCAACGTGTACCTATCGTTACAACCACGCAACGCCCTCCAAGGGCATAGTACCAACAAATACTGTTTATTGGGGTGTAGTAGCGCAAGGTGCAAACGGCAAGAATGGAGTGAACAGCGATTGGGCGAGCTTTGTCTTCAAACAGAGCGACACAAAGCCAAATAAGCCAACAGGCACAGCACCTATACCTAACGGTTGGAGCGATGCACCGACTGCAACGGGCAAGTGGTGGATGTCAAAGGCTATTGTCAATGGCGTTACGGGATTAGCTGGAACATGGAGCGAGCCTGTGCAGACAACGGCAGAGGATGGAGTGGATGGTGCTTATACTGATTTCAAGTATGCCAAAAATACATCAAGTGTTTCTTCCCCTCTTATTTCCGTAAGTGAGCGCAATCCGAAAGGTTGGAGTGATGAACCGCCTACAATTTCACAAGGTGAATATCTTTGGATGAGCCAAGCGGAAATAAATGCTGATGGAACGATGAAAACAAATTGGAGCTTACCTGTCAGAATATCTGGCGAAAAGGGCAACAGTGGAGCGAACGGCTCTACATTCTATTTCATCTATACGGCAGCAAGCAGCACACCAAGCACACCTACATTTGCAGACCCAACATCATTGATTGGGCAGAGAGTGTGGAGCTTAAAGCCGCCAACCCCAACAAGCGGTAAGTTTGTCTATATGTCGCAAGCAATGCTCAATGCAAGAACGAATACTTTTGAAACGTGGAGTACACCCATTCGTATTACGGGATTGAATGGAGAAAACGGTGCAGATGGCACGGATATAGAGTTTATTTATTTGCGCAACACAGGCGATACACCAAGTAAACCCGCCTCAGAAAATAAGGATGATTATGTACCGAGTGGTTGGACGGACAGCCCAAGCGGAATAACTGCAACTTATCAGTATGAATGGGTTTGCGTTAGAACTAAGCCAAGCGGTTCTGACACATGGTCAGCTTATAGTACGCCTGTCATTTGGGCAAAGTGGGGTGACAAAGGTACGGATGGTGATGGAATGGAATATATATTCCAACGTACAGAAGTTGAAACAGCTCCAAGTACTCCATTGATATTCTCGCCAAATGCGGGATTTGTGCCGAGCGGTTGGACTGATGAACCAAGTGGAGTGTCGGCTGACTATCCGTTTGAGTGGGTTTCTATGCGCAAGAAAACAAATGGTGTATGGGGTGGCTTTACAGAGCCTACCTTATGGAACAATTATGTGGTATGGAATCCGAACTTGCTTGAACAGACGGAGTTTGCAAGCAAGGGAAAAATGGACAGGTGGAATGTGCAATCTATGTATGGTGGCGTTGGTTCTACTGACGCAAGCATTACCCATATCATAGCAAATGCTTTGGATGGTCATAATTGCTACTATGATTTGAATAATAAGCGTGAAGACGAAACGGTATATAAGGAGGTTTTGGGGCAAGCTCTGTTATCAAGCATATCTAAAAAGCTAAAACCCTCCACATGGTACACTCTATCCTATTGGTCTAAGTGTGGTGTAAAGAGAATGACTGTGAACGAAACAAGCAGCAACTATGGCTTTGCCAAGCGTGATATGTACTTGCACAAAGGACAGAAATATACTTTGAGCGTGAACGGACGCATAGACACACAAGCCAAGAATGACGGTAAAAAATTAGTCTGCTTCGTCTTCAACGATAGCTGGAGTTGGAGTAAGTCGGTAGAAATATCTACCACATACAGCTCTACTGCAGTCTTGACTTTTACAGATGTCCCCGCAGATGGTATCTATCATTTCATGGCGTATATGTATGACAATACGGAGCCAAGGACAGGCAAGGTAACATTGAATTGGGTGAGTATGGAAGCCGTTAATGGTGCCATATTCTCCACATACATATATCCGAGTGCGATTGACAATGCAAAAGTATTTGTGGATGGTGTGGCAAAACTGAATGGTGCAATCGGTTCGGATTGCCAAGTGCAACACACGGCTAACACATCATGGGTAAAGCACACAATTACATTCAAGACCAAAGCAAACTTTGCCGACAACGAAAACTTACTATTCCGTTTGTCCCCGATAGTAATGTCTGGCAATGGGTATTATGTGTATATATGTATGCCTAAGTTAGAGGTCGGCAAGATAGCAACTGCCTATGACGCAAATTCAGATGATATGCGCCCCGACTACCAAGAGTACAGATTTGCAAAGAACGGCTCACGCAATAGTGCGCCCGCATTGGTTAAGACTGATGCAGAGCCGAGCGGTTGGGCAACAACACAGCCGACTGTTGGAACGCTTGAATATCTGTGGATGGTCGTTGCAAAGAAAAGCGCAACGGGTGCGTTGCTCACCAATTGGAGTGAACCTGTGCGTATAACCCCTTATGACGGCAAGGATGGTGAGAATGGCAAAAGTCCAGCTATGGTGTATCGTGGCGTGTATGATAGTAGCAAGACATATTACGGCAATCAGTATCGTGTTGATGCAGTCAAGTACAACGGCATTTACTACGTTGCTCGTATTGATGCGGGTGAGTTCCACAATGTTGCTCCAACGAACACATCGAAATGGAATAACTTTGGTGCGCAATTTGAAAGCATTGCCACAGGTCTATTGTTAGCTGAAAATGCAAACATTGCGGGGTGGATATTCCGCAACAATAGGCTTGAAAGCCAAACACTCGCAGATGGAACAACAGCAGACGGTGCTACGACAAAAAAGCCTATGGTGTTTATGAACGGTGTGACAGGTGAGGTGTCGTTTGCTGGAGGCAAGGTTCAATTCAATTCTGATGGCACTGTAAGTATTGGCAACGGTAAGTTTGCTATTGACAAAGACGGAAATGTAACGATGAAGAATGTAGCAATGGAAAATATTACAGCAAACAGCGGAACTTTCAAAGGAAAAATCATTGCAAATAGTGGTATTCAGTTCAAGACACAAGACCTTTACGGGGGCATTGGATGGATTGATGCGAGTACGACCTATTGTAATATAACACCTACAGAAACAGGCTCTACTGCTGATTGGCGAACATTCTATATGCCGTCAAACCCTAATACTGGGCAAATGCTGATAGTAAAGAATTTATCACAAGATGTACAGGTACAACTTGATGGGAACGGACATAAATTCTATTGTGATGGTACAAGCGGTGTGGCAGAATCACAACAGGACTCTTATTCATATCTCTATGGCAAGTGTTGGATTGGCAGAACTCGTGCTAAGACTTTTGTTTTTGATGGTACATATTGGCAGTTAGCCAACATTTATGAATATTAAAAATATAATAATTATGAGTTGGATTACAGAAAGTAACAGACAAAAGCACTTTCTTTATGCCATACCTTGTGCCTTTCTACTCACGGTCTTATTCGTGGGTGGATTGGCTTGTGGCATGGAGTTTAAGGACAGAGCTTATGGTGGTAAATGGGATTGGTCGGACTTGTTAGCCACCATATTAGGCGGTGTTTTGGGGCAAATGCTCCAAATATTGCTGATTTATGCCCTAAAGTGTGTTTCTTAGACACATTTTTACTACCTTTGCAGTGTAGATTTACCAAGTAAATATTGAAGATGTAAGAATTATAGCCAAGGGTCGTATTACCGACCTTTCCAAGGGCTTCTCTTTGGGCGGTGTGCCGTTCTCCGTGTATGTCCGTAGCAAGGAAAACACGATGTTGAGCGACACACTGCTTGACTGCCGCCTTATAGGTGACAGAGAAAAGGGAGGTGTCTTTCCTGTGCCAATTGGCGATTGGACACCCGCAATGATAGCGTACATTTCCCCAAACGCTATTGACTTGCAGAAGTTTGAGGTATATTGGGGAGCGAGTGAACAACCTAACAAAATCGTATAAGAGTATGGGACTTATTTTAGGCAGCGGTTCCACTAAACCGCAATATCCTTACGATATGTGGTACGGTGTGCAAGGTGACTTTACAAGCAAGGATTACAAGCTCACAAGAGTTGGCAATCTTGACTTGCACCGCACGTTACCAATTCAGAAGAAACTGAGGCGTTTCGTTGAAAATGCGGACGGCTCTGTTAAATACTACTTGCATCAGAATGACAGCCGTAAAAAGGATTCGGGTGCAAAGGCTACCATTGACAGCACGGATGGAAACGTGATGTTGGAGAAACCCGAATATTACGGTCGTTTTGAGGTTGAGGGTACAAAGTGGCTATATGCCATATCGGAATACCCTCTGCCTGGTTTTGTGAAGATGTCACGCAAGACTTGTTCGCCTTGGTGTGCAACAATTGACCGTGACACCAATACAGCCGTGTCTGGTTGTTGGTTGCAATGGGATGGCTCTGGCGAACTGTTGCGTGATGAAGAGGGTATCTTGAAAATGCTTGACAATGCCGCACGTTACCGTGGTGGTAGCGGTTCCAATTCCGCTTGGGATGGTACTTATCATTCCATGCTTGGTATGCCAAGAACATCTATCAGTAAGGCTGGTGCACGACCTTATTGTAAAAACGGCACTCACCTTGGCGTGTATCGTGTATATACAGAAATTGCGTGGTTGCAACGCATAGAATATGCTTCGTTGCATTGCCAAGACACTTACAACGAAACGCTGACTGCTGACGGGTTCAGACAGGGCGGCTTGGGTAGTGGTCCCGCTGTTGATGGTAGTCAGTGGAATACATGGGGCGGCTATAATCCTTTCGTGCCTTGTGGAGTTACTGCAACGCTTGGTAACAATACAGGTCGTATTGCATACGTTATCAAAGGTTGGACGGGTGGAGATAAGACCGTCTATGTAACATCTTACCGTGGTTTGGAAGCCCCATTTGAATACTTGTGGCTCTTGGCTGACGATGTGCTTATACGCCATATCCCCGACAAGGAGGGAGGTAGGAGTATTGCTTATCTGTGCGAAGACCCGACAAAGTTCACTTCACATTCAGACAATGCTACGACTGTCCCCGATGGCTACACGGAAATGTGCGATTTACCTCGTAGCAGTGGTTGGATATTGCACTTTGCCATTTCAAGCAATGGTATCTGCTTCCCCGATGCAATAGGTGGTAGTAGCAATCAAGGTGCTTGTGACTACTTCTGGCACCCTGGTAGTGATGCGTCTGGTTGGTGGGGTTTGCTTCTGTCTGCTGCTGCGAATTTTGGTGCGTATGCGGGCTGGGGGTCTGCGGATGCGTCTTCTCGTTCCTCGTACTCGTCTGCGCGCAGTGGCTTCCGCTTGTGCCGTTTCTGACGGACTGCAAAATGACGGGTCACGGAGCAACGAAAAAACGGGCTAACGTGAACCGTTTGAATTGGAAATATTAAAACAAAATATTTTAAGTGTCGGTAGTATGGGGTTTGCTTCTGTCTGCTAATGCGAATAATGGTGCGAATGCGGGCTGGGGGTATGCGGATGCGAATAATCGTTCCTCGAACTCGAATGCGAACAGTGGCTTCCGCTTTTACCGTTTGGTTTCAATTGAGAAATAAGATACTTAATGCTGCCGACACTTCACCTCTTGGTGGAAAAATAGTGATTAACACGGTGCGAGTAAATGATTGAAAGCTCTGTATTAGACTAACGGCACAACATAGGTAATGAAAGCAAATACATATTTGTCTCAATATGCCGACTTTGAGGATTGCGGTCTTTATGTTGGAGATACAGGCAAGCTGGCTTGTTCCCCATCAAAGAAGATAAAGAACGCTTATCACTTGCTATACACGAATGAAAATTTGTGCAAGGCTCAATACAACGCACAGCGTGGAAAAGGTGAGCGAACAGAGATTAACGAATTTAACGACAATATCTGTGAGCGACTGTATGAGTTGTATGAAATGTTGGCTAATGAAACGTATGTACCAGGCGAATACAAGAAAAGAAAGATTTACGACCCGAAAGAGCGTGAACTGATGATTGCGCCATTCTTTCCCGACCGAATCATTCATCATTGCGTGATTAACGTGCTGGGTGAGCATTGGATGCACTTGTTCATTGAGAATACCTATGCTTGCATTAAAGGTCGTGGAGTACACAAGTGTATGCTTGATGTGCGTAGCGCATTGATGCGAGATAAGAAAGGGACTCGCTTTTGTCTTCAAACTGACATTAGCAAGTTCTACGACAACATAGACCATACCGCATTAAAAATAATCATAAGGTTTACTATTGCGGATGAACAGTTGTTAAGGCTGTTAGACAAGATTATTGACAGTAACGGTAAAGACAAGGGGCTGCCTATTGGAAACTACACAAGCCAATACTTAGCAAATTTGTATCTGGCTTATTTCGACCATTGGGTTAAGGAAGTCCTTGCTTTGATTGTTCTAAAGATGTTTGGGGTGAAACTGTATTATTTCCGTTACATGGATGATATGGTTTTCTTGTGCGAGAGCAAAGAGGCACTGCTCTTTGTGCTTGATATGACAGGCTTGTATCTCGCAACCGAACTGAAAGTTGAGTTCAAGGCAAATTGGCAGATATACCCCGTTGATGATAGAGGCATTGATTATTGCGGTTTCCTACAAAACCATTACAATGTATTGCTAAGAAAAAGCATACTGTTGAGGTTCTACCGCAAAGCGTCCATTATCGCTAAGAAATGTCCTATTAAAGATGAGAATGATATAAAGCACCTCTTTCCGTCTGAATGGGGTTGGACTATCAGATGTAGTGAGGCGCACAAAAAGAATGTCTTTAATAAAATTATAAACGATGGACACAAGTATTTTATCAATGGGTCTGCTGTCAGCACAGCGTCCGCAAGTGATAGACCCGTACAACAACGGACAGGGAACATTCCTCTACAACTTCAACATAAAAGAAGTGGAGGTTGTGACGGAAGAAATGGGCGGTACACACATAGCCAAAGACGGAGAAAAGCCGACAGGCAAGATGTGGCAGTATGACAGCCTTCGTGTCGAATACCCAAAGACTGCCGACAACATTTTCAGCACGTTAATCACTGCAAAGTACCCGGCAAAGACCGAGAGCAAGCTGGTGAACGAGTATCAGAGTGCCACACTTGGCTTGATGGATGAATCCGCAAAGAAACCTTATGAGGATTTCTTGAAAGACCGTCTGGCAATCCGCACGATGATAGACAACGATTGTGAAACCCTTAACATTCCGATTGATTTATGAACGAGATAGAAGATTTCATTGAAGACCCAAACGAGAACAGCGACCTTTTCGATTGTGAATTTACATCTGTGGATGCGGTTGTCAATCAGATAATGGTATTCACGGGTTGGCAGAACAGAGCAACCGAAAATGGCGACCGTACACTTGTGGCTTATGGGGAGGGTTACAATCGGTCTGCTTTCTTCACTGACAGCAAGAAACTGAAAGAGGTGTTTTGCAATCCCAAGCGACACTATCCATTCCGTGCTGTCATTAAGGTTGTAAGCTATGGCAATATGTACGGCTTTCGTGTGTTCTCGCCTAAAAGTGAGATAACCAAGGAAGATAGGGAAAACTTTGAGTTTTACAAACGTACCAAGAACAGGAGAAGCCGATGAACACGACAGATGTAACTACCGTTGCGCACGGTATAAGCGATTTCGGAATGATGGCGGTTACGGCTGCTTTCTTCTTGGTGTTGTCGGCTGCAATGATGGTGGCGATATTCAAATGGTTCAAGTCTATAATTAACCAGATGATGCAAGACAACAAGGAGAGCCTCCAAGAACTCGCCAAGACAACCAACGCACAGAATGATATGTTACAGGACATTTCCGAGGGGTTGCGTACAGAAACACAGTTAAGAATACGCAATCTTACAGGCTTTGCCTTTGACCTATCCATTGAGCAAGTTTGTAGGCTTATCAAGCGTGTGCGTGAGGAAAACCACATCATAGACCACGAAGCGACAGCCATAAAGATACGCAAATCACTTCAAGTTATCCATAACGACCGCAACAGCCGTTTTGACCCTTTCACATACAGGGGAAAGCCAATATCCGAGTATTGCAACACTGATTGGGTTGAAGATGTGGCAAAGGTGGTAGAGGGCGAGATTTACAATGAGGATGGTGCTAACAACCGACGGGCATATACGAACGTCAAGTTGGCTTACGACAACATAAAGACAGATTTTTATCAACGGTTAAACAATTTGTAACATGAAGATTTTAATTGACAACGGGCATGGAGTGAACACCACAGGCAAGCAATCGCCCGATGGTCGTTTGCATGAATACGCCTATGCAAGGGAGATTGCCAAGCGTGTAGAGAAATGCCTCAAGTGCAAAGGCTACGATGTAGAGCGCATAGTGCCAGAAGATTTTGACATTTCGCTTTCCATTCGATGCAAGAGAGTGAACGATATATGCCGCAAGGTTGGCTCAAAGAATGTCCTTGTGGTGAGTATTCACAACAATGCCGTGGGCAGTGATGGCAAGTGGTATAGTGCAAGAGGCTTTACCGCTCATGTCGGACTTAATGCCTCTGCCAACAGCAAACGACTTGCTGCCTGTCTGTGGAACAAGGCTATTGAGCTTGGCTTGAAAGGAAACCGTGCTGTGCCTAACGAAAAGTACATCATACAGAACCTTGCCATTTGCCGTGATACGCTTTGCCCCGCAGTTCTGACGGAAAACCTATTCCAAGACAACAAAGAAGATGTGGACTTCTTGCTTTCGGAAGAGGGCAAGACTGCAATAACCACACTCCACGTTGAGGGTATCATTGACTACATTAACAATGTGGCGAAATGAAAAGGTGGGTAACTATTGCTATGGTGGTGTTGGTCTGTCTGTGTTCGGCTCTGTATATCCATAACAAGGCACTACGAGCTGACAACGACAGGCTGACAGCCAACCAAACGGCATTGATGCAGAAAGCCACCTATTATAAAACAGAGGCTGGCAAGTCAGCAGCAAGTGTTCAAAAGTTGGAACTTTCCAACTCTGAACTGAAAGCCAACTACAAGCAAGTGTGCCAGACAGCAGAGGAATTGGGGGTAAAGGTTAAGCGGTTGCAATCAGCAATGACCACTGCAACAGAAACGGAGGTGAAAGTGATTACACAAGTCCGTGACAGCATTGTGTATCGCAATGGCACCATTGATACCGTCAAGTCTTTCAGTTGGCATGATGCGTGGGTAAATATACTTGGTGAACTGAAAGGGCGTGATGTATCGCTGAATGTCGTATCGCAAGATACCATAGTCCAGATTGTACATAGAGTGCCGAAAAAGTTTCTGTTTTTCCGTTGGGGGTGCAAAGCTATCAGACAGGAAATTGTCAGTACTAATCCGCACACTCGGATAACATACACAGAGTACATAGAACTTAAATAG